TGCAGGTTCAAGTCCTGTTATCCGCATTGCGTAATTATGGAAGCATAGCTCAGCCGGGATGAGCGTTCGCCTCACACGCGAAAGGTCAGGGGTTCGAGCCCCCTTGCTTCCACTCGAAAAAGCTGATAAAATGGGCATTCCCGGGCAACGGGTAGTCGGATAGTAGTCAAAATAGTAGTCAAGCCTAAAACGAAAGGAGTTTTTTGCAAAGATTCCAATAATTTTATATTGAATGAAATGTGACGGATACATGACGGGTATACCGTCTTTTTTTATGCCAAAATTTAAGCATAAGGAGGGATGACCTTATGGGAAAATTCAAATTTTCAGATGAAACACTGGAACATATATTCAGCAAAGAACGTACAAGGGAAGTGCCGATTAAGTATCAATCAATCATGGTTCATGTGATCGAGGAAGTTTTAGGAGAAACGGGTAATGCTTATGAATTTCAGTCCGTTGGGACTTATGAACAAGCCGACATATCAGACACTTGATGAAGTTGAAATTGCGAAACAGATAGAATCAATGGAAGAAAGGGAGAATAGCCATGCCGCAGCCGATTATGAATCCGAACTATTTCAATCCGCAGTATAGAACACCTATGTACGGACAGTTTATGCCACAACAGGAGCAATTCCAACCACAGCAATTTATGCAACAGCCACAGCAAAACACAGTACAGATGTACGGTCGTATTGTACCGGCGCAAGAGTGCATAGCACCGAATGAGGTTCCTATGGATGGAAACACAGCATTTTTCCCAAAACAGGACCTGTCGGAGATCTATGCTAAATCCTGGGGAGCAGATGGGAAAATCTATACAAGGCTTTACAAGCCTGTTTTAGATGCAGACCCTAACAATTTACCGTCTGAAACAGAAAAGGCGAAATTTGACCTATCAGACGAAGCCACAGCGGTATTTATGAAGCGTTTCGATGAATTAGAGCAAAAGATTGAGCAGTTGAAATCTTCGCAATCGCAAAGAAAAACTCCACAATCGCAAAGAAAGGATGATGCAGATGCTTAAGTCAATGGGGAATCCGCAACAGTTTATACAAAATATGATGGGGAACAGGCAGATCATGTCTAACGACATGGTAAAAAACGCTTATGGGATGGCTCAAAAAGGTGATTTCCAAGGAGTAGAAAATCTTGCGAGAAACATCTGCAAAACGAAAGGTATAAATCCTGATGATGTAATAAGACAGATAAAAAGTCAGTTTCCTTTTTAACAGCATATTAGAGGTTTGTGCACAAAACCCGGGAGACCTCTTTATGAATAAAATTATGGAGGTAATCTAATATGTTTGAAACAAACAACAGTCCTTTTACCATGCCTGTTATTCCGGCTGCCGGAAATGGCTACGGAAATAATGGTGCATTTGGTGACGGTGGATGGCTCTGGTTCATAGTCGTAATTTTTGCGATTTTTGGAGGTTGGGGCGGTAATGGATGGGGCGGTAATGGCTCTAATTCCAGTTACTATACCGATTCTGCACTGCAAAGAGGGTTCGACACCCAGTCTATCATCGGTAAACTGGACGGAATCAACAACGGTCTGTGTGACGGATTCTACGCTGTAAACAACGGTATGCTTACCGGATTTAATGGCGTAAATACCAACATTTTACAGACTGGCTATGGAATCCAACAGGCTATCAATGCAGACACCGTAGCAGGAATGCAGAATGCTAACGCTTTACAGGCACAGTTAGCACAGTGTTGCTGCGATACCCGTGAAGCTATCCAGGGTGTAAACTACAATATGGCAACGAATACTTGCGCATTGCAGAACACCATGAATAACAACACTCGTGATATTATCGACAGCCAGAATGCCGGTACAAGAGCAATCCTTGACTACTTATGCCAAGATAAGATCGCTACTCTGCAGGCAGAGAACAACGATCTGCGCAGAGCCGCTTCTCAGGATCGTCAGAATGCTCTTCTGACTACTGCCATGAGTGCACAGACACAGCAGATCATCAACGCTGTGAATCCTGCGCCCATTCCTGCATACCAGGTTCCCAACCCTAACGTATATTACGGATGCGGTTGCAACACTGGTTGCGGATGCTAAAACTGCATATCGAGTAACTTAACCTTAAGGTTATGTCTGCTATGCAGAATTACTGACAACATGGGGCAGACTATATGGTTTGCCCCTTTGATTTTGAAAGAGAGGTATTTATTATGGCTGAATATACAGCAGTAGCATTACAGACTGTGGCAGCAGGAGCGGACGTTGCTTTTACTGAAACTGCCGTAAATGGAAGTAACTGTATCAATCATAGAGAGGGATCCGGAATTGTGAAGTTAAGAGGTATCACTAATCAGTGTCGTGCAAGATTCCTTGTAAGTTATTCCGGTAACATTCAGATTCCCACTGGTGGAACTGTTGGGGAAATTTCCCTTGCACTGGCGGTAGACGGGGAACCTTTACAGTCCACAAGAATGATTGTAACTCCGGCAGCAGTAGAGAATTTCTTCAATGTATCTGCGCAGGCTTACATTGATGTTCCTCGTGGATGCTGCAGTACGGTAGCCGTTCAGAACACTTCTACGCAAGCTATTGAAGTGCAGAACAGCAATTTGATTGCCGTTCGTGAAGCGTAGGAGGTGAAAAATCATGGATGTTAAGAGAATGCATGAAATGATTGAAAAACTTTCTGAATGCGCTAAAGCGCAGTTTGACAAAGGAATTGACAAAGTAGATACTTGCGAAATGGGAAAAGTCGTTGATATGATGAAAGATTTGTCAGAAGCCATGTACTACCGTGAGCTGACAAAAACCATGCAGGAATATGATCCGGAAGAAGTCGTGGAAATGTTTGATCGTTACGGTGACGGTGGCAGACGGTACTATGACCATTACCGCTATGCTGACGGCAGATTTGCACCTAAAGGTCGTGGAACCTACCGCAGAGGTTATGAAGAGCCACCCTATTACCACATGACCCCGGAAATGTATCACCGTGACATGGACAGAGACATGGGGCGTATGTACTACACGGAAACTTCTTCATCCGGTATGCGTGATGCAAGAGAGGGCAGAAGTGGAATGAGCCGCAGAACCTACATGGAAAATAAGGAACTGCATAAGGCTAATACACAGCAGGACAAGGAAGCTAAAGTCCGTGACCTGAACACATACATGACCGAACTTGCAAACGACATGACGGAGATCATCAACGATGCAACACCGGAAGAAAAGACGGTACTGCGGAACAAGTTGTCTGCACTGGTAACAAAAATCGGTTAAAACACTTAAGGGGCTTATTTAGCCCCTTTTATGTTGGAGGTGGTAAGTTGTTCACGATAAATGGAATGGACTGGAATTTAAGCCGTGTACGCAGTCACAGCCCTATGCTGATGCGTTCTGATGGTACATATACTTTTGGCATGACAGACAGGAACACAAGAGAAATTTACATATCAAATATGATTCATGGAAATTTCTATGACCGTGTGCTGTGCCATGAGTTGTGCCATGCGTTCTGCCTATCCTACAATCTGACTATGGATATTCAGACGGAAGAGATTGTTGCCGACTTTTTGGCTACCTACGGAAGAGAAGTGTTTGCACTGGCTGATGAACTGATAAGAGGTATTGTTGGAATGGCAATGTGACCGACATTCACATTGAGATTTGCTTCGTATGTTTAACATACAATAGAATAATTGAGCGACAACGTGTCGCTTAACAAAATCAGAATACCAGTAAAATGTGTTTTAGGGGAAAAATAATCCCTTAAATATTTCTTTCGACGAATTTCGTCGAATAAAAGAATGGCATAGAAAAGACCCCTTTTTATGGGGTCTCTTCTGTTGCACAGTTATCAACATCTTGCTGAAGAATTTTAGATGCAAGTTCTGAAAGCTGTGGGAAGTAGGTGATTACTTCGGAATTTCTGCATTTCCAGTTTCCGGTCGTTGCACTGTAAATCCTCTTTGCTTCATCAAAATTATATGTTCTTCCCAAAACTTCAAGTAGGTGGTGCATATATTCCTTTGATGTAATGTCGTAGCAACGGCAGATGTAGTTGATTTTGCCACGGTTGATGCAGAACCAGTCTGTTTCAAACTCTAATGTCGGCTTTTCATCGATTGCTGTGGTGGAAGTAGGTGCTGGATGTTGATTTCTTAATGCAAAATAAGCATTGACAAGGCTCCTCTGAACTTTCCATGATAAATCATCCTTAAATGGCTTTACAAGCATAAGGTATCCGCTTTCGGTGAATACAGTAATACCTCTGTTTGGAATATCAATATTTCTAATGTCCACCCGGTGGACATTAGAATTTTCTTTTTCCAAAACAATATAATCAACGCCATTTATAAAGCGCTTTTTGTTTCTATTAAACGCTTTTCTAGCCGTGCCACTTGGTCTTTTATGAACAAGGTCGATATCGTCAAAAGTAACAACCATCTGACCATTGTATTCTCTGACATCTAACTCTGTTCCTTCAACGTTTACAATATTTTCCATATTATTTTTCCTTTCTTTTATCTATCACAAAGTATATTTGTATATGCCAATATGCATTTGAGGAAATGAATGCTGGTATTTTCAAGGTTACAGATAATTTTTTTGATAAGTTCTTCTCTCATTTTCAGCTCCTCCATTTAATCAAAAATAATTTGCCAAAAGGAAGATGCAGTGCTATAATTTACATAATCCTTTTGGGGTAAAGGAGCAGCCGGTTACTTTGCGGGTATGGCTGCTCCTTCTTTTTTAGTTTCCGATTTCTTCATCAACTTTTTCGTTAAACCATTTCGTTTTAGTCAATCCTTTTTGGGAAAGTTTTTCCTCTAACTTCTCAAACTTTTCCTTTTCGATTTCAACACTAAAATTTTTTGTTTTCTTTCTTCGCTCTTTGAAGTAATCGGCTCTGCTTTTAGGTGCTATGGGTATCACCTCCTTGTTTCGAGATACATTATATAATGTTTCGAGATACAAGTCAAGCATTTTTTCAAAAAATAAAAATGCACTAGATTGAATCTAGGGCGTCTATCATCCGACCAGTTTATTCACCGACTTATTTTCCAAAAATTCCTTAATTTCTCCGTATCCCCAACCGTATCCAACCAGTGAACTTACAAGCATTTCTGCATTCTGAACTAACAGTAGTTCTTCCTCAGTCAGATAATCCCGGATGTTTTCTTTATTGCCAATATTAAGGTCAAGCCGTAATTGCTTTGCGGTTTTTCCGAATACTGATTTATAAATCAAATCGGTGTAGGTAGAGTATGCATGACCGTGCATCCGTTCATTTTCGGAAGTCCTCTGCAAACTATCCGTAAGTACCCTGCGGACACCAATTCCTTTTTCACGTTCCCGTATTTTGCCGATAAGAGCCTTTTCCATAGCGTTAAACTGCTTAATATAAGCCATTTTAAATTGTATAGCTTTCTCGCCTGTGTATCCCATGACCAAAAGCGTAAAGCCATCTCTGTTCATGTAATACATAGGATTTTTCTTTCCGTTTGATGCCTTATATTCTGTCTCATAGAATAGCCCCGAAAATTCGGGTGTACTAATTTTTGATGCAATCTCACGTATATCTTCAATTACGTGATAATGTTCTTTTCCGAATGTTTCTGCAACATCAAGGCTCGTTACAACGGTTACTTCTTCTTTGTTTACTGTTTTGATTTCAACTAACATTTTCTACCTCCAAACAATACATTGTCATGGGGCAGAAGAGCATAAAAATAAGCCCACTACCCCTGTTACTGTTGGAGTAGCGAGCTTCCAATCTTTTTTTGGTCTGTCTTTATTCCGGGTCTTGGTTGCAATCTAGGCTGTCTAATCAGCTTTCACTCTCCGGACGTAGTGCAAGACTTCCTAACTGACACATATTATATCATTCAGAACGTAGGTTCGCAACATAAAAAAATAAGAGCACCCTTGCGGATGCCCTTAAAATCAATATTCTATTGTAATTTTATGATTTCTTTATGCCCAGTCCAGATGCTTGTTTCGTATTCCAGTTCAATACTCTGCGCATCCTTCGGAACTACAAATGCAATCTTGTAAGAGGTATTTCTTCCGCTTGAAAGATTAGCATTCAACGAAGAACTATCAACAACACTGTAATTCTGCTCACAATCTGTATTGTCTGCGTAGCACTGGAAATCGTAGATGCTTACATACTTATCATCTTTGCTGTTGTTCTGATAAGAAACATCAATCATAATGTATTTTGTTCCATCAGCAGGAGCGTTCCAACCGTATTCATCCTCATAATCAGTGTAGTCAAGGTCAAAATCATTAATAGTGACTTGCAAGCCGTCCGCATCGAATGTGTAACCGGGAGAAATAACAGTACCACTCGGTACTTCCGCTTCTTCAACTTTAGATTCCGGTGTGATTTCTGATACTGCGGCAGAACTTTCCGTTGTTGCAGAAACCGATGTCTGTTTTCCAGTAGATTCCTTGTTGCTATCGGATACACCATTTACAAACAATACCACAATGGCAAAAATTACAATTCCGATAACAGAACACACAAGACCTGCGATAGCTGTTCCGTGCTTTCTGTCTTTTTGACACAGAGCAATAATAGCGAGTATCAAGCCTATAATACCTGGCACAATGCCAAAAGCTATACAAGCTGTGAGGATGCTTATAATACCAAGCACCATTGAAGTGATTCCTAAAGGACTTTGTTTCATAGAGTAATTACCCCTTTCATTTTGAATTTTATAAAATTTTAACACATTTGTGGTATTCTGTCGATAAATAGATGTGAAGTATTGAAAAAATTTTAATGTGTTTCTTTTGATACCCCCGTGGGTCTGCATTTTCAACCGAAAATCTCGCTTTCAGAGGTTTTTGAAAGAAAAATTTTTCGTCAAAATATAATAAAAAAATTTTTAATCCCCCCTGGGTAGCACTTTTCAAGCTGAAAAATCCGTTTTCAGAGTTTTTTCGCAGATTTTTTCAGACCGATTCAAGGTGTGGAACATCTGCGCACTTCTGCAGTGCGAGTCCTGAACCTGTCACCCGGTCACCGTGTCGCAGCTTTCGCAAGGTCTCCGACTGCAGAAAGCATGGAATCATACGCAGACCGCAACAGCTCCGCAGATTCCGGAGACATACCACCGGCGGCAGTCTCCACCCGTATAACGGTTTCCAGCCGCTCCCCGGCATCCGCTACGCTCTCCATGATATCGTATACATGACCGATTCCCAATTTTCGCATTTTGTATAATCCCCTTGTAATATTTGATTGTACACCAAGACAGCGCAAGCCGTCAATATATCTGGGCGCAGGATCTGACCGGATCCGGTGGAAGAGTAACACAAATAGACCGCCAGACGGCAGCAGATCCAACGGAACACGACAAAAAGACGGTTGTAAGCCGTCTTTTATCTGTTTTCAAGTTCAAAAATTGCCCACCTCAGGGCGGCTGCTGTCTCCGTGTCTTTTTCTCGGTCCGCACGCTCTAGCAGATTGTAAAGTCTTTCAAGGTTCTTTTCTTTCATCCTGGCAACCTCCTTTTTCAATTTTTGGGTGTGATCCACCCATAAAGCCATTGCCGGGCATCGCTCCCGGCGGGCATCCTCTGCGGCGGCTATTTCAAACAGTTTTCAATATCTTTTGCAAGGTGTGGAAATGCTTTTTCTATGTCTTGCACGCTGTCGGCGTAATAATCACCAACAATTTTCCCAAAAATGCGAAGATTGCCGGAATAAAATCCGCCTAAATCATTAAAATATATGTCTAATCCTGTCACCTGTTCCGGCTTGTCTCCGTACCACATATCAATATTTATTTTTCCCATTTTCATTTCCTCCATATTTTCAATTTTTCCCGTTTCCGGGTAAAAGCAAGCCGGGGCACTATCCCCGGTGTAAGCCTGTCTTACTTGCTTAATTCTCTATAGTACCGGAGCACATACCCGGCAAGCATTGCACAAATTAGTAATATAAAATTCTCCATGCTCTTATTCTTCCTCACTTTCAAAAGCTTCTTCCAGTTCTTCCCCCATATCGTCCAAAACTTCGGCGATTGCCTGCCCTAACAGATAACATCTAATTGTTACGTCCATTTTTTCCCAGTCCTCAGATAAAAACCATTCTCCAACCGTTGCGGCATCTGTTCCGAACTCTTCGCAAGCATCTTTTAAAAGATCAATGTTATCTTTAACATATTCCTGCGCCTGTGCTCTGCTAAAAGTGTAAGAGCCGCTTGCGTTTCCGGTTACGCTGTCTTCTGTAAAAAGCTCATCATTTAAGTAGCTTTCCAGCTCGTCACGGTCTGCATAATCTGCTAAATTGATGTTGTCGTTGATGTACTCTGTAATGTCGTTTTTCATAGCTTCTAAATAGTTATACATATTGCTTTTACCTTTTCACCCGTGTTATAATTTGGGTGCCTTTCTTTTTGGGTGCCGGTGTTCGCTTGGTAGGTGTCACCGGCTTTATTTATTTGTTGAGATAACTATAACAGATATAAGGCACAAAAACAAGACGCAATAATATACAAATATAAGGCACAAAATAAGCACTTTTGTTGTACATAATGTATAAGACACAAAAAGAAACATGATTATATTATAGTAGATAAAAAATAATATTGACATATAAGGCACAAACAAATATAATAAAGATACATTTATATAAGGAGGTGCAAACAATGGAGCGAAAAACAACAGACGCAACAAGAAAAGCAATTTACAAATACGACAACAAATTTGAACGGGTGAATTGCCGTTTTGCAACTGGCACAAAAGACCGTATCAATAAATTAGGTTATAAGAGTGTAAATGATTTTATAAAATTAGCTGTTGCGGAAAAACTGGAGCATGACGAAAAAATATTAAAATAAGGCACAAAAACATATTGACACATAAGGCACAAAATGTTATAGTGATATCACACTAATGATATCATGATATCAAGCAAGTGATATCACACAAATGATATCATAAAAAACTAATGATATCACATTAATGATATCACAAGAAAAGGAGGTGCTAAAATGGCGGAAACATTTAACCAAATGATTAGATTCCCGAAAGACCTAGAACCGCAGATCAAAGCGCAGGCAGAAAAGAACGGTGTAAGTGTCAACCAGTTTGTTATAGGTGCCGTGATTGCAGCATTGCAACCAATACAACCGCAGACAGTGACAGAGAAACAGAAAGAAACGCCAGTGGCAGGCTCTAAAAGCCCCATAGACGAGAAAATCGCACTCATGCAGGCAAATGAACGGCTACACGCTTTACAAGCCAAAACAGCGGCAGAAAGAGCCGCTAGAGAGCACGGAGAAGTTAAACCAGTTGTTAAACATCCTCCGAAATGGGCAGGCTTACCCGGACAGCGGCCAGATGAAAGTAATGTTGAATGGGTAGAGCGCAAGAGGAAAGAAGCAGAAGAAATTTACAAGAAAGGTATGGAACGAATACAAAGAGAAAAGGAGTTGAAAGCATGAAAGGAACACCGGAGCAGATCACAGCAAAGAAAGCCGCCCGGATTCGCTCAAACGTCCGGCAGTTCTTCCGGTACTATCGGGAGCAACTGGAAAACGTGGAATCCGAACGGCTGAAAGAATTTAACCGGGCAGAACTCCAAGCACTGGAGACGGTGCAAGCGGAAACGCTCCAAGCACTGGACAACATGACAGATTTGGAGTTATTGACCAGCAAAACCGCATACGGTGACAGGGCGTTAATTGACCGGATCACAGCGAGAGCGGAACGGATCAGAAGAACAAGTAAACAAATAGCTTAAAAAAGAAAGGTTAAAAGGTGGAGAATATGAGAAAGACAGTCGTAAATGAGTATGGAGTAAACGTTGATTATGATTTGGCGGTATCCATGATGGATGATGATTTGCGAGAGGAGATACACGGAGATCTTGCACCGTGCACAGATCAGCAATTTTTTGACGAGTATGCAAAACGGCACGAGCAAAAATTTAATGAGGTTTGGGAGCTGGCAAAAGAAAACCCTTGTTATTAAATATTCAGCGGAGCCGAAAAGCTCCGCTTTTTTGCATTGGAGTAAAAAGATGAAAGATAATATACTACCAAGAATCTGCAGAACGTGTGGAACCAGCTTTTTAGGTGGCCCAAGGGCGTTTTACTGCCCGGAATGCAGAGAGGAGCGAAAAAAAGAGCAAAGCAAGAAATATAAAGAGTGCATAAAACACGGCTCTATAATTACGCTCGGATCTGTTATACAGTGCGAGTCTTGCGGATGTGATATAATTAAATGCAGCGGCTTACAAAGATTTTGCCCTCAATGCGCTAAAAAACATTTAAAAATAATTGATAATAAACAATCTGAGGATTGGAATAAAAAGAACAAAGAAAAAGTCAAGAAATCGAAAAAAATATATATCGATAAAAAGCAATCAACCGGAATACATAAAAATAGCGGCATCCCTGGTGTTAATTGGGACACTGTAAAAAATAAATGGATTGCTTGCGTATCTGTTAATCACAGGCAAATCAAGATTGTGACCACATCAAACATAAATGTAGCAAAATCGGCAAGAGAGGAGGCACAAAAAGCAAAAGAATCCGGATTATTAACAGATGATTTTATAAACATATTAAAATCAAAATATCGTAATCTATAAGCAGGTGTAACAGTCTGCTTTTCTTGATCTATTTTCACTGTGACATTTTAACGTGCTAAATTTTGTAGACAAATTGTAGACATTTTGTAGACGCAGATTAAATAAGATTAGAGTAAATAAAAAGAGATTAAATAAAATAAAAATAAATAAGTGCAGAAAGATATTGTATAACCAAGTATATATAAATACTAGAGCTGTCCGGCTGCCACCATGTACCCATCTGCAAAAATCACCTGTCTGTCTGTCAAAAAATCCAATTTGTCAAATTCACACGAATGATATTTTTTAAGCACATGATTTTTATATACTCAGGATCACCGGCAGACATACCACAATAACAAATCGTCAAATGCGTAAAAGGTTGTTGTAGATTTATAAATAGCACTTATGGTATGATAAAAGCAGTTAGGGAGCCGACGTTAACACGGTGCGAGTGACAGCGGAGCAAATCCAACCCCCTCTGGATACGCAGCCGCCCAGATTGTAACCAAGACCACCGGAGCCGGCAGACCGGAAACGACAAGAAGTCACTAGCTTGTCACTTTTTTAGATTTATGTTTTTACCTGATCTGTGGAGGAGATCAAAAGACATAGGTTTATTGAGTGATGCTTGTGATTTTTTTATTGCAGATTTCAGGAGGTGTAGAGCGGTGCAGGACGTCAGAGAGATTCCAAACATTGACGAGATTAAAAAAAATATCCGGAAATACTTTGACGATTATTGTGCAGCTTATGGCATCGATGACATGAGATCACAACGGCAACCGGTTTTTAATGGTGCCATGCAATATATATATAACAATTATATAAGACCTAGTAATGTATTAAAAGATATACCCCAAAACGTAGTGGATAATAGTATCAACCAAATGCTAACTAACTACAATGCGTACAACATAGATCTGTTGTATGAGGTTTATTTATATCTTAGGGAGTTAGCTAATGCTTATGATATGACTGCTACAGCTGATACATTTAAGATATTAACAGGGATATCTAAACAGGCTTTAAGTGCCTGGAGGACTAAATCAAGTACATCGAGCATGGACGAGGTCAGAAAAGCTTTTGTAAATTGGTTAGATGATGCAGATTGTGATCAGCTTGTTGCTTTTAATCTGCGGAATGCGCTGGGAGCAACGGAACGATTAAACAACGACCACGGGCGGAAACAGACCACACAGCAAGAGATTGTACACAAGATAACCAGGACAGCCGACCAACTTCCACGATTAGACACAAATTTTGGACAAAATACATCAATGTTGACCGATTCCGGAGCGTATGACGATAGCAACGTAGATGCGAATAAGTAGCAACAACAGCGGAAACGTGCGGAAATATGGGATAGTTAAAGACGTGTCAATAAAGATTGCGTGAAAGATTAGTTTAACGCATAGTTGAAAAGAAACATAGCACACAGGGGGAGGGGGTCTGGCAGGACCAGCGAACAGCCCCTACTTAGTCCCTCAAATTTCCTCAAAAATAAAAAAGACCCTTAGGAGGTGTACCACATGATTTTCATTTACATAGTTTTAGCATGGATACTGTTTCAATTACATGCTCCTGCATGGGTGTATATCCTGTTCATCATCGGAGTATTTTTAAGAGCGGTAGTCACTGGTAGAGATTAAGTGTATGCAGATATTTGGGAAAGAGATAAAAGACGAATGTTCAAAATGCGGTGAAGTCCTGCAATGTGAGTTGTTTCTGCAAGGTCACGGAATCAAGAGAGACCGTGAGAACGTTACAGAAATGGTTAGCTGTCAGATGAAGCACCAAAAGAGCAGACTTGATAAAGAGCCTAAAGAAGATTTGCCAGTTAAGGAGAAATGTGAATTGCCACCGGAGATTAAAGAGATCTACACAGAGGTTTGGAAAATACATAAAGAGTGTGCTAATCCGAAAACGGATGATGACTGGTCGTATCTTATCCGGCAGGGCAATTTGCTGATTAAAATACATAACAATAGCCAGTTTGCTAAAGCACTGGTAATGGCAATGATCGATGAAATTGAAGGAAGGACGAAGAAAAAATGCTTGGATTCATGATTTTAAAAATAATGACAACGTTGGTATTGACAGTTTTAGCAATATCTGCTTTATGGTATGCTCCAAAACAGAAAACAGCATCAGACGGAGTTATTTTATTTGCGTTCGCAATGTTCCTTGCATTTGGAATAACTTTCGCGTGGGTATAGCCTATGTGGTTACCGGAGATTATGCGAATTATCCCATATCACAATTTTGAATGGGTTAAATTCATAAAGCCATTGTTATTGCCGAATATCCGGTGTTGTGTTGGCATTGGATATGTGGCAGAGAAATCAAGGCATCAAGAGTGTATGTAGCCTGTGTGTGGGAAACGAAAAATGGAATAATGCGTTTGACAACACAAAGTTTTTCAAAGTACCGTACACAGGCGTGACAATTTTTTTTAGATAAAGATAGGGTGTTTCACAAAAATAATCCGGGAGCAGATGGTCTCTCTCCCGGAGTTTAGGGCTATCGCCAAGCGGTAAGGCACAGCACTTTGACTGCTGCATTCCCAGGTCCGAATCCTGGTAGTCCTGTTTCGCAGATGTTTTCTTCTTTCGGTCTTTGCCATCTGCGAATTGTCTTCCATACTTTTCCATTGGAGACACTCCTTTCCCCTCATAGCGGAATGCTGTTAAGAGCCGTCGCAAGGCTCGTGAGGGTTTTCCACGTAACCGCTTGAAGCCTTGCAACTATATAGCGGTGAAAACTTTATCTGCGGTGATAAGACGATACCGTGATTGCAATAGTCGGTAGGTAGCAGATAGATATGCCAGAAGTTCATCTGTGGTTATACGGCACAGGTTTTGGGGAAATATGCATAGTGGCGATTGCAGCGGTCTGTAAAACCGTGACATTAGAAACACCGAAGGTTCGACTCCTTCTTTCCCCACGGGGTTGGGTCGCTCCCAACTCAACACGTAGGTGACTGGCGGATGCCCTACATTAAAAAAATAGCCATAAGTGTTGCGCTGTGTCAGCGCCTTAAATGTAGGCATACAGCTTATGGAAACGCACATTGGGATGTAGCGCAGTTGGCGAGAGCGGCTGTCTTATACACAGTATGTCATGGGTTCAAGTCCCATCATCCCAACTTGCAGAAATAAAACACAGCGTGAGATACGGTGGCGGCACAAGGTGTTTCGTAAATGTACAAGTCAGGTAAACAGCCGGGAGACACCCTACCGATAAACAGCAGAAAATCATAACGCTTGTCCCTGTTCGCAGGTGCTGACTAACTGCTGCATAATATCTGTTTCTGCAATTATTCGGTCAAATTACGCTGTCTGTTAACAGGTGGTCTATGTTTTGGCTGAAATTCAATGCTTGCATATTGCTATGCGACATTTTAGTGCGTAGCAGAACCCGGGAAATATGCTTGCATTATGCAGATATGGTGTAATGGTATCACAGTAGCTTGCTAAGCTATCCAGCAGAAATGCTGTCAAGGTTCAAGTCCTTGTATCTGCGTGCGTCGATGAAGGATTCGACCAGCAGTCATTATTGAGAAGTGAAAATACTAGTAAGTAGCTTTGTTGAGATAATGGCAAATCCTCTTGTTTTGGAAAGCAATGAAAAAGTTTGACCGTTTCAAGTTTCAAAAAAACGTGAAAACTTTATATACGTCTGTCTGTTGGACAGAAAGAGGTCTCCAAAACCTCTAACGAAAGTTCGATTCTTTCCGGGCGTGTTTATCCTTATCTCCACTTAGTCTGGCACTACTGCAATAGTTCAGGTCGATGGGAGATGTATGGATAGTAGTTGCTCATTATCGGTTAACGAAAAACACTTCTGCGAGTAGAATTTGCAGATTCAAAAGTAGTCGTACCTTGTTTGGGTCGGGTGGGTTCGACTCCCACGGCAACTATTCCCTAGCTAAAACGTAAGCCACATATGTTTAGCGAAAACCAAGCCTATGAAGTAGAGAACAGACAAGACTGTGAGATTGTGTGGATAGTCAGTGACAAGTAGGCGGTGCACATTTGGTTATGGCAAGCGCAAGCCATAAAAGGTTTTACTGTGCGATTCCCATGCATAGCTTCAGTGGAATAGCGGCATCCGCATAGGATGTGTGTCGGCGGTTCGATTCCGTCTGCATGGGTTACGGAGGATATGAGGATGTTTAGAGACTGCTCTGCTTGCAAATACTGTTCTGTCGATTATTCTTTTGACGAAGAAACAGGGGAAGAATATCCCATTTATGAGTGTACAAAAGGTAATGATACAGATTTAGATTTTGAATGCAAAGATTTTAAGAAATATAAACCGAAAAAGTACGTTGAAAAAGATACTGAATGTGATTGTTGCCAAAACGCTCATTTTTGTTCAAGGTTATCGGGTACTGCTTTTGACTGTACAAATATGTTTGATAAACATAGTCACGTTTTATATAGTCGTGACTACTGTTATAAGATAGACGGTTCAAAATGGAACGAGATATTAAAGCTGCGAGAATCAGGACTGAAAGATTCTGAAATTATAGAAAAAATCAGCAATGAGAAATTAGCGGAAATGGTTCGATACGTAAAAGAAAATGGGATTGAGTTACCGGAATCCATAAAGGAGCAGTGCCGCAAGGCAGGATACGAGGTGTGAGCAGAAAGTTGGTGGAAGAATGAAGCCATTAGAAGAAATATTTTTCAGAGCTTGCGTGAATGAGCAGAAAAGAAAATTACATTCTAGCGATCGGGAATTGAGCATAAGAACTATTGGTAATATTTTTGAAAGGCTTGGATTTTCGTACAAGCAGTTAATGTATTATGTCAGAAAGTGGTGTGACAGGGGTTTTTATGATTATGGAGTAACACTTGACTTAGGATGGTTTGAATTTAATAAGTTGACCGGAGAATATAAGCAGATTTATGATTCTATGACAAGTACGGACGGATGGAAAGATGGAGAACTTGCAAGTTATATTGTCAGTAATTCGTTTAATCAAGAACGGATAACAAATTTTGCATTGAGAAAGCATCTTGGAATTGGAAATGATGAGGACTTCTTCAATCCATACAGATATGGGGCAACTAATGAAACATATCAAAGAATGGAACACTTGCGATAGGTTCGGAGTAGAAATAAAGAATACACTTATTAGAAAAGGAAAAGCGAAAATTAAGTCAAAAATACAAAAAGGTTACCATCTTGATAGTTTGCTTGACAATTTTGGAATTATTTTGTACACAGAAGAAGCAGAAATTGACTTATGCCCTAAATGCCGGAAAGAGTTTGAGGAGTGGATGAAGAATGAATAACATTGATAATCCTTTATCCGGGTATCAATCGCCACCTAAAGAAGCATTGATAAATTTTGGTATATATGTTTCAAAAGAAGCGGTAGATAAGTACGCTTTGGAAAATTTTGGAAGGATACCGCAAAGTTTTATTGAAAGAGATTTTGCAAGGAACTGTAAAGTGATGGAAGAAAGCAGAAGGATTGTGAAATAAAATGAAAGACACGATATTATACATCAGTGATAGAGAAGAAAGAGTAGTAGATTTCTTAAAATATCTTCAAAAGAAACTGGAAGATAATAAAAAGTGGTGCGATTTAGATTATCAGCACGATATTTTAAAAACTGAAAATTATGATATTGTTGGAAAATCATTTTATGGAAGTCGTTTAGGTGTTGGATATGGGAATTGTTTATATTACTGCATCGATGAAACAATTGATAAAAACAGAATGACGGATAAAGATAATCAACAACTAATGGAAATACTGTTTCATGTTAGAGAAGGAGCAAAAGAAGTATCCGAACAGGAAATATTATATATGCTTGATATGAAAGTAGGTGGATGAAAAAATGAGTATGACGGCAGTAATTGAGAGCATAGAACGTGATGCGTTTCGACAGGTCACACCTAAAAACATCGGTAATATTGAAAATATAAAAATTGAATGTACAACACTTGGAGAAGCCCCGATTGTTGTGGCAGATACAAAGGAAGAAGAGGAAACTTTGAAAAAATGTTTTTATGTAAAACTGTCCGAACATCGTTGTAGCAAATGCAAACGTCTTTTAGGAAAATTCAACGGACAGGCTGAGATTAAATGCCCGAAATGTGGGGAAATCAATAGAATTGTGGTGAATCTTGGATGAAAATTATAAAACGACACAAATTAGTAGCACCGACCAAAAGATTAACCTGCGATAAATGCGGTTCGATATTTGAGTTCGAGAAAAGAGAATGCGATGCAACTGACATAATGGGTGTAATGCATGATGGTCTTGGCAGTTACAATATCAAGTGCCCTGTATGTGGGAAACGGTCGTATTTTGATTGGAAGTAAATTGAATATTTAGAGCACCAGTCGTAGAGTGCCTACGCAGAGAGCCAAATTTCCAAAATTTTAGGGAAGGAGGCTCTTTTATATTGGCAAGTCAGAGCCTTATATCGGCAGTAAACAGCTATGACAATTACATACAACGCAAGGGAATTGATGAACAGGTCATTGATGCGTACATAGAAGCCTGTAGAGTGGCTATAAACGGTGAAAAGGATATAACTTATGGCTTACAGATAACAAACCGTTCTAAAGGCATTATAGAGCGTTTCTGCATGGATAGGACAGGAGGTAGAATACTTGACCTTGAAAAATACAGCCAACAACATGAAGAAAAATACAGCCTTGTTGATGACTATTACAAAACGCTTCTGATTGAAGCACATTACCGATTTGAAAGCTTCATGCTATACATGGAAAAGAACAGACCGGTAGAAGAGAGATTTTATCAGCCGAGAATAAATCCATTACGGCAGGTAGCACAGCTTATTCAAGATTTGTACGATGATGTGCTTGATGAAGGAATGGTGTTTTGTCCCGGACGAATCGGTAAGACACAAATAGTAAAAATGGGTAATCTGTGGTTCGGCTCTAACAGACCGGAACGGTCTAATCTGTATTCGGCATATTCGGACAAAATTACTGGTGGTTACTATGACGGCATCATAGAAATGATTACAGACCCGACATACACATATGCTGAAATATATCCAAACATAGTTGAGAAAAAGTTAGTCACTGATGGAAAAGATTTGACAGTAGACCTTATCCGTAAAAAGACATACCCAACATTTACCATGCGAAGCATTTACGGAACATTGAATGGTGCTTGTGACTGTGACGGGCTTGGAGTTTATGATGACTTATTCAGCGGTATTGATGAAGCATTGAGTGAAGATAGGCAAAATACTGTATGGGGAAAATTCGACAACAACTTTATGCCGAGAATTAAGCCTGGAAAGGCTAAATTGTTGGGGATAGGAACACGTTGGGCGAAAAAGGACGTTCAAGGTAGACGGTTAGACCTATTACAAAATGATCCTGAATACAAAGGCATACGGCACAGAGAGGTTATTATTCCTGCACTAAATGAAAACGGAGATAGCAATTTTGATTATCCGTATCATTTGGGATATACAACTCTTGATTACAAAAGACGTATGGCATCTTTTGAGAACAATGACGATATGGCATCATGGTTTGCACAGTATCAACAGGAGCCTATTGAAAGAAAAGGTCAGATGTTCAATGTCGATATGATGAATTTCTTTAATCCGGCAGAACTTGAAGGAATAAGACCTGATAGGATATTTGCAGCTAATGACCCTGCTTATGGTGGCGGTGATTTTGTATCAATGCCTATCTGCTATGAGATTGACGGAGAACATTATATCACTGATGTTGTCTACAATGACGGTGATAAGGAAATTACCATACCGGAAGTTACTTCACGAATGGAAAGACATTTAGATAAATTTAATAATAAGACAGCAGAAGTCCATTTTGAGGAAACAAAGACAACATCAGCATACCGTACAGATTGTGAAAAGATATGGGAAAAAGACGGATATCCTATTAACACAAGTCATGATCCGGCAGACAATCAGACTGCAAAAATGGATAGAATCAAAAATCATGCTCCAGACATACGAAAACTTCATTTTGTGGACATGAAATATCAAACAAAAGAGTACAGAAAGTATTTTCAAAATATTTTGTCTGCTACTTTTGAAGGGAAAATGAAGCATGATGACGGGATAGATTCTACGGCACAACTATGTGACATGATTTACGGAAATAAAAGAATGGCAAGAGCAGAAGCAATTCAAAACCCATTCTCTTTCGGACGGAGGTATTGATTATGGTGACTAAAGAGGTTTTATCTCAATACATAGATTTACAGGAAGAAATCAAAGAAGTACAGCAGAAGATTAAAAAACTTGAATCGGATATCAGAAAAATTGAATCGGATGGGAATGTTGTTGACAGCGTATCAGGTGGATGCGGCGGCACTGAACATTTTCGTATTGAAGGATTTCCTTATCCAGAGTACAGCAGAAAACGAACGTTACTTTATTCAAGAAAAGCCACTTTACAGCTTTTAGAGGACGATTTACTGCAAAAAAATAATGAAGTCGAGGAATTTATTGCAAGCGTTCAGGACAGTCGTATAAGACGGATCATCAATTTACGATTTATTGAAAAATTATCATGGAACAAGGTTGCTGATAGAATCGGTGGTGGAAACACAGAGGATAGCGTAAGAAAAGCATTTGACCGATATATGGCAAATTAAAATAATACGGAGGTATAAAAATGGCAAAATATAGAAAGAAACCTGTTGTAATTGAAGCATTTGAATATTGCGAAGATTTTATGAAGATTGGAGCAAATTGTAGAGGTGTACCAGAATGGGGAATATCTGCTTATGATGACGGAAATATTTATTTTAATAATGAAGATGAATGTTTCATTAAAACTTTGGAAGGAGATATGAAAGCAAACATTGGTGATTATATTATCAAAGGTGTAAATGGAGAACTTTATCCATGTAAGCCTGACATATTTGAAAAAACATACGAAATCGTATAGTTCCATATAAACTTGTCCGATATGTCCGATTTTTCCGTGATACTATTAAGATGCAGAAAGATTCCAAGATATTTTTCATTTCCTCCTCAGATCATGTGAAGACTACAGAAGTACCGCTCTTATCAGCAAGGGCGGTATTTTTGTGCGCAGAAAAGAGGTATTTATGATTTTTAATCAAAAAATTAGAGTGTACTGTCCGGGATGCGGACGGTTGGTCGGTGAATGCAGTTCAAAATCACACATCGACAAGACATATAAATGCCGGAATTGCAATAAGATGGTTGTTTACCATACGGAAACCGGAGAACGTGAGATCAAGAAACTTCCAAAAAGAGACCAAAGCAGCGGAATGACATTTATGTAGGTGAAAATATGAACACTATGAAATTTCAAGACCTTGTAAAGGGTTGTCACGGTAGAAAAATTGCATATACGGATGTGGAGCAGATAACCGAAGACAACATTGTAAAGGTTATCGGTGATTGCATCGGTGTTTTTTATTACAATAAGCCAGTTATCAAGTACTTGTGGGAGTACTACAAAGGAGACCAGCCGGTACTATACAGAACAAAGATTTCAAATGAGGATATCACCAATCGAGTAGTAGAGAACCATTCTTTTGAATGGGTGCAATTCAAGGTCGCTCAGACTTACGGAGAGCCTATTCAGTTTGTCAGCAGAAAAGATGATGAAGCTGTAAATAAGGCAGTAGATGAACTAAATGATTACTTAGCAGATGCAAATAAGCATGAGAAAGACATAAAAGCTGGTGAATGGCAGTCGGCAACCGGAACATCATTCAAAGCTATTCAGATTGTGAATGGAGATGTGCCTATACGTGTGGTTGCACCTAATCCTCTGAACACGTTTGTCATTTACAACCGCAGTTCCGAAGAACCGATTTTGGCGGTACAGGAATTAAAAGATGAAAATGGAGAGTGGTACAAACTTTGCTACACGGAATCCTGTGAATGTAAGATAAAAAACAGTGCGGTTGTTACTGATACATGGAAAATTCACGGATTTGGTGGTATTCCGATTGTAGAATTTCCGAACAACCATGAGCGGTTGTCTGATATTGAACTTGTTATAGATCTGTTGGATGCAATCAATAATACGCAGTCAAACAGAATGGATGGTATAGAGCAGTTTATACAGGCATGGTACAAATTTGTAAACTGCGAGATTGACGAAGAAGAGTTCAAAAAAATGAAAATGAACCATGCATTGGTTGTAAAGTCCATTAACAAGGATAACAAGTCTGATGTTGATGTGATGTCACAGGAACTTGACCAAACGCAGACACAGGTTTCCAAGGATGATTTAACAGACAGCGCACTTTCAATTTTGGGAATACCGAACAAGCAAGGAAACACTGGCGGTGATACGCAGGGTGCGGTTGAGCTGAGAAACGGATGGGATTTTTCAAAATCAAGAGCAAGGCTTAAGGATCCGGTTGTTAAGACAGCAGAGAAGAGACTGGCCAAGGTTGCGCTGAATGTTATCCGCATTAAGAAAGAGGATCTGAAAATCACTCTTAGAGATTTTGATGTGCAGATTAACCACAGTCCACAAGATAATATGTATACCAAGTCGCAGACATTACTGCAACTTCTGCAGTGTGGTATTCATCCGCTTATTGCAATCAAAACAGTTGGACTTTGGGGAGATTGTGAAAAGACTTTCAACCTTTCCAAACCTTACCTTGATGCTCTGTGGAAAACTGCTGACATTATCAACATGGAAGAGCAGATGGCAAAAGCACAGGAAATTGTAAAACAAATGCAAAATAAAACAGTTGCCTAGAAATAGGTAGCTGTTTTTATTTTATAAAAATTCGCAAAGCCGTGAGCGTACAAATCGGCAATGTCACTCGGTGTCGTTGCACCGTAAAAAAACGTAGGACATAACGGAGGTAATTTATGAAGAGAGAAGATTTAGCGGCAATGGGATTAACTGATGAACAGATTGAAAAGGTTATTGCCGAAAACGGCAAAGATGTTCAGACAGCAAATGCCAAGGCAACCAAAAACAATGCTGAACTGGAACGGTTACAGGGCATTGAAAAAGAGTTTAATGCCATGAAAGACCAAAATCTTTCCGAACAGGAAAAGGCAGCGAAGCAGTTAGAGGAAGCAAATAATCGTATCGCAGAGTTGGAAAAAGCACAGACTTTAGCAACTCAGCGTACAAGTGCGGCTGACAAATTCAAAATCACATCAGAACAGGCGGCACAGGTTGTAAAGGATGACGGCAGTTTTGATTTTGATGTTCTCGGAAAAATTATCTCTGATAAAGAGACTGCTGCGGCACAAGCCAAGGAGCAGGAGATTGCAAACGGATCTACTAATCCTGGAGGTGGAATTGCTGGCGGTGGAAAAGATGACAAAAAAACAGAAGCCGAAAAAGCGGCTGAAAAGATTGGCAAGACTTTAGCTGGAACAAACAAAGAAGCCGAAGCTGTAGTTAGCCAGTACTTATAAGGAGGTACACAAAATGAAATTCTCTGAAACAAGTGTAACTACCCAGTTAGAAATTCTTAAGAGAAAGCTGGGCGTTGAATTATTTGTTCCTATTAAACTGGATGCAAGTGCTTTCACTAATGGTGTGTGCAAGGCTGGTAATCCTATTAGTGCGACAGGAAAGAAAGTAAATGGCGGAAGCACCGATGATGCAGCAGTAGGTATTTTGCTTAACGATGTTTACGATAGCAACCCCAACGGAACTATCATTAAGGCTTTTGCCTGTGTAAATGAAGCAAATGCTAACGCAAATGCAGGTATTACCATTGCCGATGGTGTAAAGACAGGATTATCACTGATTGTATTTGAATAACTGAAACCGACTACAGACAGATGTAGCCGCTGACCGCTGAAAGATAGCGGTAGAAAGTGAGGAAATAATGAACATTAGAGATGCCTACAATGCGAAAGCAATCGCACTTGTGCATACAGAAGTTGCAAGTAATAAAATTGCATATCTTGGTTCCGGCTTATTCCCCGCCAAGAAGAAAATGGGACTGGATTTGAAGTGGATTAAGACTTCTAATGGACTTCCTGTTACCCTGAAAGCATCTAATTTTGATGCAGTTTCCACTATCAGAAGCCGTGAAGGATTCAAGATGCAAGAGACAGAAATGGCATTCTTCCGTGAATCTATGATTATCAAAGAACAGGACGAACAGGAAATCATGCGTATTAAGGACAGCACAGACCCTTACGCAGCAGAAGTATTAAGCAGAATTTTTGATGATGCAAATACTCTTGTGGAAGGTGCTGATGTAGTTCCTGAACGTATGATTATGCAGCTGTTAGCACCTACAGAGGATGGTTCTCCTAAGATTTCCATTCAGGCTGATGGTGTTACTTATGCTTACAACTACGACCCTAACGGCACTTACAAGCAGAACAACTATGCGGCATTGTCCGAGACCACAGACCAGTGGAACGATACTGAAAACTCCGATCCACTGGACGATGTAAATGTTGCTCTTGATTCTGTGGAAGCTGTTACAGGCGAGAGACCTACCATTATGATTGTCTCTCGTAAGACCATGGACTATCTTAAGAAGAACGCAAAGATCAAGTACGCAATCTTAGCACAGAATGTTACAGCTAACGTTCTGATGACTGATGCAAGAGTTAAGGAAATTTTCTCTAACGAACTTGGTATCAATATCATTGTTTACTCTAAGCAGTATAAGAACGAATCTGGTGTAGCAACCAAGTTTTATCCTGATGGATATGCGACATTGATTCCTTCCGGTTCACTTGGAAATACTTGGTACGGAACTACTCCTGAAGAGCGCACTTTGATGGGCAAGCCTACCGCAGATGTTTCTATTGTGAACACTGGTGTTGCTGTTGCGGTTTCTGTTTCTGAAGACCCTGTACAGACTAAGACAACCGTGTCTGAAATCGTACTTCCTTCCTACGAGAGAATGGATAGCACCTATGTAATTAAGTGCTACTAATCGGAGGTATGCTGATGAAATTTGATTACAAAGTCAAATACAAAGGCAAATGGTATCTTCCGGGAGAAGAAATCCCGGAGGAAACCGTCACCGAAGTAAAAGAAGAAATCCCGGAGGAAACCGCATATACTAAGACGGAAATCAACCGTATGTCTACGGCAGACTTGCAGAAGTTAGCCGCAGAACACGGTGTCTCAGGTGCGGAAGAAATCAGCGGTGCGGAACTGAAAAAGATTCTGATTGAAAAGTTTGAACTTTAAGAGGTAGCACATGGCAGAATATACGACTTTGAAGCAAGTAAAAATCCGTCTGAAACAATTTCATATTGATTCTGAAAGTTCCGAGGTCGTGTTTGACCATTTGGAAGAAAATCCTCTTTTGGAACAACTTATCAGTCAAGCAGAAGCCGACATCAGAGCAAAAAGAATGTACCCGGAAAGCTACACTGAAGAGAAGATTGCTGCGGATATGAAAAAATTTCAGTCCGTGGTGGTTAATCTTGTCGTGTATGACAGATCGCAAGCCGGTGAAAACTTCATGGCAAGCTATTCAGAGAATGGAGTGTCGAGAACATGGAGAGACCGGGAAGAACTGTTTGTGGGTGTTTTCCCATTTGCAAAAGTTTTATAACCCCATCGAAATCGAGGGGTTTAGAAGATTGTGCGTGACCATGTTACGGATTCCGGTAATAAGGTTGCAGGCGGCACACTTTAAGGGTGGTGGGCGGTGTGCCAACAAATAAACAGTTAGGAGATATGAAGTGAAAGAATTTTTATTACAGACGTATACGATTGTTCTGCCTATTTTATTAGGCTACATCGTCTGGCTCCTAAAGCAGCAAAAGAAAGATAGGGATGCGAACAGCAAGGGAACAATGCTTCTTTTGCGTGTGCAACTTATTGAGTATCACGATAAGTACATGAAGTTAGGAGAAATTCCAAGCTATGCGTATGAAAACTTTGTTGAGATGTACAATGCTTATCATGCGCTTGGTGGAAATGGAATGGCAACTAAAATGTATGAAGAAATAAAAGAAATAAGATTGAAGAACGGAGGTAAGTAATTATGGATTTTTCACAGGTAGGAACTTGTGTTGCAATCGTGGTTATCTGCTATCTTGCCGGTATTGGAGCGAAGCTGATTCCGGTTATTAAGGATAACTACATCCCGGTTGTTGTTGGCATTGTAGGTGGCATTCTCGGAGTAGTAGGAATGTATGTTATTCCGGATTTCCCGGCAAATGATGTGCTGAATGCGATTGCGGTCGGAATTGTTTCCGGTTTGGCAAGCACTGGTGTAAATCAGATTTACAAGCAGGTGAAGAAAGATGCTTGACATTAACAAGCAGGAAATGAAGTACTCACGGCAGGGAGAAAAAGTCACGATTTATGACCGGGACGAAAACGGAGCAATAAAGTACATCGAGATGGACGGAGAAAGGATTCCAGTGGTTTTGAGAGAAACTACTGGATATTCTGAACCCGTCCTTTTTTCTGCCAACATCAGTAATAAGCTGTCGGAAGTACTGGTAAAAGAATTTGGTATTGATGATTCCAGTTCGTATTGTCAGATTGTGACCGACAATGGCTATTTGCCGATTAAGGCAGGGGATGTTATCTGGAAGAAGTCAGAAGTAGGTCGTGACGATGACGGACTTGTGGACAGCAAGACTGCGGACTATGTTGTCAAAGGCGTTGCAGATGAGGGACTGACAGCAGATTTGTTTTTGTTGCAAAAGACGGTGAAGTGATATGGGAAAGACAATCAACATTAACCTGTTTGACCCAAAGTCCATACAAGCGGCTGTAAAGGCTCTTAGAGACTATGAAAATAGTTTAGAGTATAAATGTAGACTACTGGCAGAAACGCTGGCAGAAAAGGGCGTAGAGATTGCTAGAGTGCAGATTGTTGACCTTGATGCTATCTTTACATCAGAACTTTTGCAAAGCATTCATGCGGAATACGTTGGCTCTGTAAAGGGTGGCGGTGTTTGGTCGGTGGTTGCCGGTACAGACCATGCGCTTTTCGTTGAGTTTGGTACTCTTGGTAGCATTGGTGGAAAGAAAGAATATCCATATCCTTTGCCGGAAGGTGTTACATGGAAATACAACTCCGGTAAAACAATTCGGCAAGCATTACAAGACATTGAAGTGCATGGAAGCACTTATGTGAAAGCCGGAGAATACTACTGGAGTTATATCGGAGATGACAGAAAACTTCATATAACAAAAGGTATGCCTTCAAGACCTTTTATGTACCTGACTGCAATAGAACTTCGTAAAATTGTATTACAGACAGCAAAGGTGGTGTTTGGAAATGGCGGTTAATGAATATCAATGGGTATCAGACTTCAAAGTCAAGATTGCATCATACTTAAAAATGAAGATACCACAGAGCCATCCTAAAGCTTATGTGACGGACAAAAGTAAGGATTTGTCAGACCCTACATTCCCTACGGTGTACTTTCATGCTATGCCGTTCACAGAGACAGGACAAGACCTTGAAGCACGTTCTGTTAATGGAATCACAGCATCATACCAGGTGGATGTGATAACCAACAAAAGTCAGGAAGAAGCCGAAGCTATCATGGCTACGGTTGCCGGACTTTTCAAACGTCTGCGATTTCAAATAACTTCCATGCCAGAGTTCAATAATACTTCGCAGGACACATACAGAAGCACTGCACGGTTCAGAAGAAGCGTAGGTGCTGATGATAAATTGTAACTATTAGAGCCATTCGGCTCTATTTTTTTATGCAAATTTAAGGAGGTATAAATTATGGCAGCAGCCGGAATTTCTACTTTAGGCATTACTTTCGGATATGGTACAGAGACAACCGCCGGAACAAAACCTACAAGTTTTAAGCAACTTACAAGAATTAATGCCATTGGCGGCATTAACATTGAACCGGAACAGATTGATGCTTCTGCGTTAGAAGATGCAATCACTAGATATGTAAAAGGTCGTGCAGATACTGGTGGATCTTTTGCAGTCACAGTCAACTTCACATCAGAGACCGTGGCTGAATGGACTGCACTTATCACAGCCTACAAGGCTCTTACTGGTGGAAATAGAATGTGGTTTGAAACTGTCATTCCCGGAGAAGAGAAATCTTTCTTTGTTGTTGCACAGCCGCCCGAGCAGATTCCACAACCCGAAATCGGACAGAACGAACTTCTGACGATCGAAATGAATCTTACCATTGAGGAATACAAGGGATTGGATGCTACCGTTGCACTGACAACGGGGGAATAGCAAGTCAGTCAGAAACAAATAACACTGCCGTGGCTGACTTTGATGAAGCGGTAGACGAAACATTGATTTAGCAAAAAGAGAGCCGTCTTCGGGCGGCTCCTTTCCAACAAAATGTTGGGGAAAGGATATGTTTTTATGAAGAAGATTTTAGTTAATGATGTTGAATATACTTTAGAGTTTGGATTCGGTGCTGTGGAGTGCAAGGATTTGATTCAAAAGATGTTTCTTATGCTTTCCGGTGGCTATGTAGCTAAAAAAGCAAAAAATGTACAGAATCCCACACCAGAAGAAGTTGTAGATGGTAGCGGATATATGCTTGCAGAATTTCCTCATGTATGCAAAACGGCTTTTTATGCTGGTCTTATCGAAAACCATGAAGGTATTACACCGGATGAATCCAATGCTTTAATGAAAGAATACATGAAAGCAAACGGTCTGTCTTTTGTGAAGCTGTATGGAGAACTGACAGACTGTATGAAAGAAGACGGTTTTTTCGAACTGTCGGGTCTGACGGAAATGATGACGCAGACCAAGGAAGAGATGGAGAAAGAGGACAGCAAGGTAACGAAGATGCCACAGGATCACAAGAAGAAATCGACTGGCACAAAATAATATGGGAAGAATATTTTCCATTTGCTTTTTCCATGGGAATTTCGATAGAAGAGTTCAAACATCTGAATCCTAAAAAATTAGAGTGGTGTTACAAAGGATATAAACTCAAAAAAGAGGAAGAAGATAGGAATTCATGGCAACGGTGGGGAGATTATGGAATATCTGCATTAATCTTTGCAATAGACCATTGCCTAAACGGTCGAAAAGCACAATCGAAGTATATTGACAAGCCTATTATGGAACGTGCGGACATTGCTAATAATGAAAAAGAAATTCAGAAGCAAAGGAAAGCGTTCCTCGCAGGACTTATGGCAATGCAAGCTAATTTTGAATTATCACATCCCAAAAAGGAGAAACAAACATGAGTTTAACAGGAATTGATGTGTCCTCATACCAAGGGACGATTAACTGGTGGGCGGTAAAACAGAACGGTATTGATTTTTCTATTCTGAAAGTCATCCGTAAGGATTTGAACCCGGACAAGAAGTTTGAAGAGAACTGGAAAGGTTGTAAAGAGCACAATGTCCATGTGCACGGAGTATATGAATACGGATATATTACAACGGTTGCAAAATCACGATCTGATGCAAGAAGAGTGCTTACTATTCTTAATGGCAGAAAAGTGACAGTATATCTTGATGTTGAAGATGCCGTTATGAAAGGTCTTGGCAAAAATATTATTTCCATTATCAATGCTTACGGCAAGGTCATCACCGATGCAGGATTGCCATTCGGTGTATACACTGGGGAAAGTTTTTACAAGACATACATTAAGCCTTATGGCTGTGTGAGTTATCCAATGTGGATCGCACGGTACGGCAAGAATAACGGCAAGTGTGATGTGAAGTATCAACCGCAAGTACCGAACATGGTAGGATGGCAGTACACTTCTAAAGGGCGTGTAGGCGGTATTGTAGGAAATGTAGACATGAATGTATGGTACAAGGAATTAGATGCCGTATATGAGGATTTTACAAGCCATAGAAACCCTTATACAGAGCCGGAAAGACTTCTTTATTACAAGCGTCTGGCAATGATGAAGGGAAACGATGTCAAGTGGGTGCAGTACGAACTTGTAAGGAAAGGCTTTATGCCGTCTGTAAATGCGAAAGGTAAGACGAACATTGACGGATATTTTGGAAAAACCACTTCTGATGCAGTAAAAGCATTCCAAAAGAGTGTCGGTATCAAAGTGGACGGAAAAATCGGTACGGTTACAAGGGCATATCTCAAAAAGTGATTTTAGGAGCGGTAGGTGTCACAGCTTACCGCTCTTTTCTTGGAAGTGGCAGACACTTCCTTTTTTATTGCGGTAAAGGCGGTGCGGTATGGATATTGATTCTTTACAGATTAAAATAAAAGCGGATGCGAATAACGCAAGTAACGCACTAAATAAGTTAGCAAACAGCCTTACGAATTTTCAGAGAAGCTTGTCCATTGATACATCCAAACTGACAAGCATTTCTAATAGCATACAGAGTATCGCAAATGCCGCCAGTTCCATGAATACAAGCGGCATTAAGAATATCTCCACATTGACAAATTCCATTAACAGAATGGGGAAAATAGATACAAGCGGATTAAGCAGGATTTCTTCTGCACTGAAGACTTTTTCTGCAGACATGGCAGGAACTAAAGTAGATGGAGTAGGGGATATTGCGAGCATAGCATCTTCGATTTCAAGACTTGGAGGTGTGGCATCCGGAAGAGCAATCACGAACATTCCTTTGCTGGCAAAGAATTTGAAGCAGTTATTTACAACTCTTTCAACCGCTCCGAATGTCAGTGAGAACATTATCCGCATGACAAATGCACTGGCAGGACTGGCATCTACTGGTGCAGCATCCGGGAGAGCGGCAAACTCTTTAGGACGTAATCTGAACACCTATATGGCAAGCGCAAAAAGAGCCACGAAAAGCACATTTAGCCTTGCTGCGGCTTTCGGCAGATTCTACGCAACATATTTCCTTGTGATCCGTGGAATTAAAAGTCTGTGGAAGTCCATAGAGGGAACTACGGACTATATCGAAGCATTTAACTACTACACGGTAGCATTTAATAAAGTCGGCAAGGAATGGGGCAAGGATTTTGAAAAATTCGGTTACGACAACGCAGAGGATTATGCGCAGAGTTTTGGAAACCGTGTAAATGAACTGCTTGGTAAAATGTCCGGTCTGAAAGTAGATGTAGACGGTGGATTGATTTCTGAAAGCGGAATGAAGAACCTGGGACTGAATTTACAGGAGATAACGCAGTACGCTTCACAACTTGCATCCATTACCAACTCTTTAGGGCAGACCGGAGAAGTCACTACGGCAATTTCAAAGTCCATGACAATGCTTGCCGGTGATATGTCATCTCTTTTTAACGTGGATTTCAGTACAGTTGCGACTAATTTACAGTCCGGTTTGATTGGTCAGTCAAGAGCACTGTATAAGTATGGTATTGATATTACGAATGCCACATTACAGACCTATGCTTACAAATACGGCATTGAAAAGGCTGTATCTGAAATGTCACAGGCAGAGAAACAGCAGTTGCGTTTTCTGGCAATATTAGACCAGTCAAGGGTATCTTGGGGAGATTTGGCAAATACAATCAATACTCCCAACAACATGATCCGTCAGTTTACCAACAACGTAAAAGAAGCCGGTATGGTACTGGGGCAGTTGTTTATTCCGGTATTGCAGAAAGTGCTTCCTGTTATTAACGGTGTAGTAATTGCAATTAAGAGACTCCTTGTCAGTTTGGCAAATTTACTGGGAATCAGAATTGACTTTTCGTCATTCAATCAAAATGTATCCGGATACAATGAGGATTTGGAAGATACGGCAGACGCACTGGATAAAGTGGGAACAAGCGCAAAAAATGCTCAAAGCGGAATCAGAGCATTTGATAAATTGAAAGTTATTTCCATACCAAAATCCAGTGGTTCCGGAAGTGGCGCTGGTGGAGCAGGAATTGACCTTACCAAAGAAATCATGGATGCTACTGCAGAGTACGAAAAAGTATGGCAGGAAGCATTTGACAAGATGCAGAATACAGCTCTTGGCTGGGCTGATAAGATAGAAAAACTTCTTGATCCTGTGAAAAAGTTATTCAAAGATTTATTCAATGGTGATTTCTTCGAAGCAGGACAAGATTTATCCGGTATTGTCACAGGGATATTTAACTGGATGTCCGATGCTATTGCATCTGTAGACTGGTATCAGATTGGTCAAAACATAGGACAGTTTCTTGCTGGTATTGACTGGACTGCTGTGTTTACATCTGCCGGAAACTTCATAGAGACTGCCATAGATGCGGCTATCGATTTGTGGAAAGGAAGTTTTGATGCTGCACCGATTGAAACCACGATTATCACAGCAATAGGTCTTTTAAAGTTTACTGGTGTTGGAGATATCATATGGGGAAAAATATCGGACAAGTTATCAGCCAAAGTACTAGGATCAAGTATAGGAATAGTTCCGACAATTGCAATAGCTGCTGTTACTTGGGAGATTGGATTTAATGTAGGAAAATCTTTAGGGAAAGCATTGTTCCCAGAAGACGCAGAGTACTACGACAATTTTACGTGGTTTGGTGAAAATGGTTTTTTTGATACATTAAAAAATACTGATTTTACCACATTAAAAACTGCGTGGGATGATTTATACAAAGATATAACAGATAATGATTTGTATAGATTCTTGACAGGAACAATGTTGCTTCCAAAACATAGCACTCTTGATGATTTTGGAGATAAAATTGATTGGCTAATTGATAAAATAAAAAATACAAAAGTAGATATGTCAGATACTTTTGGTCTGTCATCTGCACTTATCAATATAGCACCACTTGTTGGAAACTGGTTTAATGAAAATGTATCTCCTTGGTTCACAAAGGAAAAGTGGCAAGGAATGGGTCAAACTATAGAGTCATCACTTTCTGAAAAATGGACTTCTTTTACAACATGGTGGAACCAAACAGGATTTTCAAGTTGGTGGAAAAAAATTTCAGAGCAGTTTGGACTAACAAAATGGAATAAATTGCTTGAAAACATTCCAACGGCGTTTAGAACAGCATTTAAAACAGCAGCTAATGTTGCAATAGCTCCTTTGAACCTTGTAATAAGTGGAATAGAAACCATGATAAACAATGCCATAGACCTTATTAATGGTTTGATGTCTGCAGCAAGGTTAATACCTAAAATTGGTGACGCAGTTCCGAATAATATACAACACATTAGTGTTGGAAGAATACCTACATTTGAAAAAGGTGGTTACGTTCCAAGCCGATATACGATGTTCATGGCAGGAGAGAACGGTATACCGGAGATTGCCGGAACAGTAGGTGGAAAAACAGCGGTTGCCGGTGGAGTTGAAATCACTGGAATCAAAGATGCTATTAATTCCACGGCACAACAGGAAATTGCACTTCTGAAACAGAATAATCAGCTACTGCAAGGAATCCTTGAGAAAGAGTTTGGAATAACAACAGATCAAATTGGAATTGCCGCAAGACAATACGGTCAAGAGCAATTTAACCAAAAACACAAGAATGTATATGTATTTTAACACAGACAGCACTCTGGATGGGTGCTGTCTATTTTTATGCAATGAGGCGGTGAGCGTATGTCAGCATATCAAGGATGGCTTTTAAAAATTGGAGATTACGTTATTGACCAGTCAAGATTTATAGCCGCTGAAAGTTATCAGCCGGCAGTAAATATGCAAGATGTAGACCCGTGGACTGATGCAAATGGATACGTACATAGAAATGCTGTGGAGCTAAAAGCATTAAGTGTTGATTTTTCAACGCCTGCGATGCTGACGGATGACGATTTGCAAGAGTTACTGTCCGGGATACGAAGAAACTTTATTGATGCAACGGAACAGGGATGTAATATCACGGCATACATTCCATTTTTAGGTCAATATGTCACACAATATGGATATATGGCTGATATAAAGCCTACAATCTACGGAACTTATGACGGAGAGATTAAATACAATCAGATAGAATTTTCATTTGTCGGAGGTGTAGCGAATGAGTAACTATACCTATGCGGATTTGTTTGATAAAAGTGCATCCAAAAAGGAAATCACGATTGAAACAGAGGACAAGTCTGTAAAAATCACCAACAGCGAAATACATTTTGAACAGTTTGAATTAAAAGAAATCATATGTGATGATGATTACCTTACATTTGGACAGTGCAATGCATCACAGTTAAAATTCAAAATTTCCAACGTGTTCACAAGCATGATTGGGAAACAGATAAATGTTTCTGCTGTGATTAATGGACATACTGACACACCATTTATTTTCGGCAAATACCGTGTCGTTTCAGATAAACCAACAGATGATAAGCGTTACAGAAATGTGACGGCATATGACGTTATATACGATATTGGAGAATCAGAAGTATCTTCCTGGTATAACGGGTTGAAATTTCCTCTGACCTTAAAGCAGTTCAGAGACAGTTTTTTTTCATATTTTGGTGTTGAGCAAGTAGCAATCACATTACCTAATGACAGCATGGAAGTGGCAGAAACAATCAAACCAAGTGAGTTGTCTGGCCAGACGGTCATGGAAGCAATCTGCTCAATAAATGGATGCTTTGGCCACATTAACCATGATGGAAAATTTGAATATGTTTTCCTTAAAGAAATAATATCCGGTTTATATCCACAGAAAGGATTATATCCACAGAAAGGATTATACCCTAGAAAAGGTTCTGAAAAAGAAAAGGTTACTGGTGGAAAATACAAATCAGTTAAATATGAAGATTTTGTCTGCCAAAAAGTTACAAAAGTTCAGATAAGACAATCAGAAAATGATATTGGTGCAGTTTACCCGGATACAGAGATTACCGAGAACGACAACAGTTATATTTTGCAAGATAATTTCCTTGTTTATGGAATGGGGGCAGATGCCCTAGAAACGGTTGCAAGAAATCTGTATGAGGTTATTAAAGTTGTAAAATATAGACCTTATAACTGTGAAAAAATAGGAAATCCTTGTTTGAGCCTTGGAGAAGCAGTCAATGTATATACGGCTAAAGAAATCATAGAAAGCTATGTGTTGAGTAGAACATACAAAGGAATCCAACAACCGAAAGACACCATATCAGCAAGCGGAAAATCTCCAAAGTACAGTGAACAAGTAAATGGAATTAACAAAAGTATAATTCAACTCCGTGGAAAGACTAATGAACTAGAACGGAATGTAGAAGAGACCCGGTCTGAGATCAAGGATGTAGAGAGCGGATTGGATACGAAAATTACGCAAAATGCAGGAAAAATTGAAGCAGAAGCGAAAAGGGCAACAGATACAGAAGTAGAATTGGCAGCGGCAATATCTTTGCAGGCAGACCAAATCAAATTAAAAGTATCAAAAGGTGATGTCAGTTCTCAGTTAAGTGTTGAAAGTGGACAGGTAAGTATTTCTGGAAACCGTTTTGTATTGGAAGCAGATAACTGTAGCATATCAGCAGATGGAACTATAACAGCTAAAAACGCAGTAATGACTGGTAGTTTTAAGTCTATAGGGGAAGACGGAAGTTACACAGAAGTATCATCAGGTGAAATTAAATTTTATAACGAACTATTGCAAAGCACAGGATCTATAAAAGGATTGGGACAATATCTTACTATTGATGCTTCAATGGTAAGTGTAAGCGGAATTTTAGTGGTAGGAAATGGAGCAACATATGATTCACAATATGTAAAAAACATATCAACAACTTCTCAAATATTAGGCAGTAAGACAGTACTGACAAGTGCCACATTAAGTGTCACAAAAAATTATATAAATGGAACCGTATCAGATGTATCTTTGGTAACACAAACAGCCAATGTTGCTGATTATCCTGGACATAATGTTAATTTTATTACAGGAGTTTCATCACTTGGAGGTTTGCTCACTGCAACATCTGGAATTGTCACACTTATGACGTAGGAGATTTATTATGGTAAAAAAAATATTTATTCTTCAAACGATTATTGGAAAAACAATGAAAGAAGTAATGGAAGAAAGGCAAGAAATTCAGCAATATATAGCTTTTACCATTGGAATTTCCACGTTTACGGAAATAAATGCCACATTGTTTAGCACGGAAGATGGCGATGGTTTTGAAGAGTTTATGAAGCAACTTATTGACATGTCGGATACAGTGGTTGCACAGAGCGGATATGAGGTATCTGAACTGTGCAAAAATCTGTATGCATATGCAGAAGAGCAAGGAAAAGAAATCTATGTAAGGGAGAATTGATATGGCAGCAAACTTTGAGATTAAGAAATTAAAAAGCAACCTTGTGACAGTATTAAATCAAACACCGTTGCCTATCGAGGTGAAAAGGCTTGTACTGTATGAAGTGTATTCGGAGACTAAACAGTTATCAGATATGCAGATTATGAAAGAGGAAAGCGAGGTATCTGCAGATGGCGTTGAATAAGGTTTATACCAGAATTAACTGGGAAGATTATCCAAGTGAAAACACGGATTTAGATGCATACAATCTTAATCAGATGGATTCTGCTATTGATGCGTTGGACAACCGTATCATATCACAGGATGCCTTAAAAGTAGACAAGTCTGCAATAAACGGAAATATTGCAGACTTGTCTATGGACGAAACAACCGGTGTTATTACTATTACAAAATACAACGGTGAAAAAATTATTTTTGACCTTAACATTGAAAAAATACCTGTTGGCTTTTCCATGTCTGATGACGGAATCATTACCATGACTACAGAAGATGGAACACAGTTTAAGGCTGATATTGGTTCTATGATTCCGGTGTTGACATTTGAAGATTCTGCAACCATAGCTGTATCCGTGACTGGTACTGGAAAGAATAAGACTTATTCTTTTTCAATCAAAACAGGATCAGTAACAGATGCTATGCTACAGCCTAATTATTTAGCAGATATTAGAGTAGAATCCGCAAATGCATCTGCTTATGCGCAATCCGCAAATGCAAAATCTGTATTGGCTGAATCTTATGCCATAGGTGGAACCGGAACAAGAGAAGGAGAAGATACAGATAACGCAAAGTATTATATGGAGCAGGCAAAACAGCAAACAGGAGGTATACCTACAAAAGTTAGTGAATTAGAGAATGACGCTGGATATATCACCAAAGATGCTGACAATTTAACTAATTACTATGACAAGATTACTACCGACCAAAAATTAGCCAACATTGACTTGACTGATTATCTTAAAAAGACGGGTGATGCTTCCAACACAACCGTAACATTCACAGAGCCTACAGAACTGGCACAGCCGACCACAGGAGAGAAACTTGGTGGAATTATCGGAAAGGTTAGCCTTGCGATTAAGAACATCAAAACATTAATTACGCTCATAGGCAATACTGATATTAAATCAATCGGTGACGGAACTGTCACAGGTGCGATTAGTGATGTAAATGGCAAGTTAGGTAACTTTTATTTATTATATTCTCATTTGTGTGGGACTGCCGGAAATTCTATTTGGAGACAAAATCCTCAATTTCCAGAAGAATATTATGCTCAATATACAGTCCCGGAGAAAGAAGGTTATAGATTCTTTTTCTCGTTTTGGCAAATATCTTGGACAAACAATAATGAATATTGTAATTATCTTATACGTAATCCTTTTTTACACGAAAAAAATGGTAATATCGAGGTATATTCCAAGGATGGAACACCTACTTTTGTGCCAGTATTCTTATGCATATATCTTCCAGTGTAAAATTGCCATTTACAGAAGTAATGATAACTGATGTATGCAGATTAGTAATAAAAATAAATCAATCAAAAAGAGCATGGTGTAGAAGCCATGCTCTTAATTTTTATCTGATTCCCCAGTCACCGTCATTGTTGACGAAACCAACCACATATCCTATCATGTCATCAATTATGTGTTCCGGAAGTATACTGTTCGGAGACATGAGCGAAACATATCTCCATTTTCTAACGCCATATTCTATTATATGGGTTTTTACGGCAATTTGTATCCCACCATTACTTGTTACAATACATCGTTCACCGTCTTGTGGTTCCCGATCCGCTGCAAGGAGAACAATTTCCCCAGGCAGATAAAACGGCATATAGTAGTCACAGGGAATTTTCAAACCGATATAAGTCTTGGATTTTATATCTTCCGGTAATTTGTCTATGCAAATAGGTTCTACAGCGTTTGTGGTGGCTATAATTCCATTCACAAGTTGCGGTTTAAGGACAGAAATATACTTGTGTGATTTTTCAAGACTGGAATAGATTTTATCTTGGTGACGGATGGAGTAGCGGATAAGGTACAGAGAGTGTTCCGGCAGACTGCGGCATATCTTGACAGATTCCAACATCTTATCTTCCATAGTACCACAGCCTACCAACTCATCTACGCTGATTCCAAAGGCTCTAGCAAGCGCAACAGCGGTCGATAGCTTTGTGTCGTTAGAATTACCGTATAGTAGTGAATTAAGCGTAGAATAAGGCAAATTAGCTTCATCTGCAAGCTTGTAAACCGTCATGTCCGGCTCATTTAGAAATTCATGGAGATTTCCACGAAAACTTAACATATAATTTGCACGGTTGACTGATAGATGTGTCGATATTTCTTTGATTCGGTCTTTTTTTATCATGTTTTTTATCCCCCTTTCACATGATACACTTGTAACATCCCTTGTTTCAAGGGACTTCAAGTTCTGGCGAGGGCGGTGTTTATTGGCGTTTTCACCGTCCTCTTTTTGTTGATATTTTACAA